TTTGCTGTTCTAGGCGTTGGAATGCCCTCTCCCACTCTCCTGTAATAGGTTGTGATTGGAAGCTCTCTACCGTTACCCCTGCGCCTGCTCCTTGAGCGTTTTCGCTTATAACATATCCCTTTCCACCCGCTGCTCTCATTTCGTGGGCTTTCATTATCTCATTGAATAGTTTTGAAGCGTTTTTTTGTGATGTGTTTACGAAATTAATCGGATAAATATTGTCTGCTGCATGACCATAAGCCATATTATCCATTTGAGCTGTTACTATCGCTAGATCGTAGACCATGTGACCGATTCCATAATTGTAATATCCTTCACTTGATGGAAAGAATTTAAAATGTAATATAGGTAAATAAGGCTTGCCGTCTGCAATGTATGGGAAGTCTTCCCCTTTAAGTTCCTCCACAACAGTACAGGCTGCACCAGCAAAAATAACTTGTTTCTTGTCTATTCCAATTCTGTAGGCAACCTCTATTAGATCATCTGGATCATAGATAGTTTGTAGCCATGTTTTTTCTAGTTGTTTTCTATATCTGTAAGCTCTTGGAATCTCTCCACTAGCCACTTTCCCTTTCATTGCAGGAAATAGCTCGTTGAACTGATCCATTGTGTATCTGTATATAATAACAACCTCATCAGCCCCAAGACCTCCGACTGCATCTCTTATATCAGTACAGGCATTATTCATATAGAAATCACTCAAAGATCCTACTCTGAAAGAAATAGGATAATCGCTGTTATCGTTATCATATCCAATTTGAATGTGTGTATCGCCAAATAACGCCGCCTTAAAAAACGCACCGCCTTTGTCTCTCATACACTGTAAGAAATTCCCCTCTTTCATAACGGTGCTAACACCAGCTGTTACAACCTCCTCAACAAACTCTCTTTTTTTTGTATCCTCCTCCATTGCTTTTGGGTCTGTTTGTATTTTAAAACCACCAGCTCTGTATAGTTTCCAATCCGGTATCTTCATTTTATTAACAACCTTCCATAGTATTTGTAAAAGCAATTTAGATGTTATCTTTTTTGTACCTGTTGGATTCATTACTGTAAAACCACCCTCGAATAACTGTTGTATTGCTCTCCAAATACCCTCATGCTTATTATGTATAGTTGAGTTCTTGCCTATTAATGTTAGCGCTCTTTTAACCGACTCATTCTCGAATCCAGGATTAATAAAGACTTTTGAGCTTGTTGTCTTAGCCATAAAGTAAATAGTTAATATATTTTATATTAAGCTAAGAACTAAGAAGAACTTGAACTTGCCTAGTTTGGGAAATATTTATCGTAGTGTGTATCACTCCATGCTTTATTTTGCCCTCCATTCGTTAAACTGTCAATGTATTTTTGTTGCGCTTGTTCCATTTTCTTGTCGTCCTTTGGCTGTTGATTGAGTCCTTGCATACCATATCTGATTGCATCCATCGAGTTAGACCATTCATGAATAGAGTCATCTGGTGTATTGATTATCTTTCCATTTTTATCTATTTTAAAGAGGTAGTTTCTATAAGCTTTAATTGTTTTAACACTTCTTTTTGTAAGACTAATCTTTTGATCTTGAACATGCTGTATTCCTTGTGATACGCTTCCAGCTCCTTTTTTTGCTCCTATTATATTAATCCCGTATTCTCTTATATCATCTATGCTCTTTGGCTCTGCACTGTCTCCCACTATAGATCTGTTAGACAATCCTTTTTGATAGCAAATTTCATCTAGTATATATCCACCGTTATAATAATATATATCTACAATCACGGTTGGATCAATTGTATAACCAAAATCAAGCCCCCTGCGTTCAAGTCGTGCTTCATGTGGTATTTCATCAATAATCTTCCAGTTCTTAAATATCTTTCCTTCAATTTCACCAAGTAGACCTAGCCCATAAACTTGCCACCATCCTTTTCTGTTCTTTCTTTGCTCGAGTGAGTCTACAATTTGGGAAGACAGTGCTTCATTATGTTTATATGTAAGGATAATGTGGTCTACATCACTTCTTTTCCCAAGCACATCAGTGTAAAACCAAAACTCATTTGATGGATTCCAATCAAGAAACACAAACTCGCGCGTTCTTATCTCTAATTGTTCAAAAGCTTCTAAAGTGTTGTTGTTAGCTTCGTTAAGAAATAAACGATCTCTACGTGCACCCCTAAGCTTATCGCCGTTGTCTGTGGAGAAAAACTCTATCTGGCTTCCTGTTTCGAATGTGTAGATTGAGTCTGTTGCGTTCCAGCTTGATGTTTTCCAGTAGTGGTGAGTCTGTAGTATGTTTTTAAAATCTCGAATAACCCCTCTTTTAAGATGTGGGATTGATTCAGAGCAAATAGAGGTAAGAGTTTTTTGCTTGTCTGTTTGTGCAAGAGCAATCAAATATAAAAGAATAGAGATTGTTTTTGATGCGGATGACCCACCTTGTACAGCTCTAATCCTTTTTTTAAGACTCTTTACCTTTATTGTCGCTGTTGTCTCTATAAACATTTATAATTGGTTGAGGTAAATCTTTCCCGTCTGATCCTGTGTATTCTTGTCTTAGACTAAATTCTTTTTTACGTTTCCTTTCCAAAAACTTGAGAGCATTATCAAACCCATCAAGTCCGCTTACTATCTCTTGTCTTGCCTTTAGTATGGGCTTAAGCCGTAAACGCTCTATGTCCTTTATTAATTCTTGATCTTCTCTTTTCCATTTATAAAAAACGTCTTCGCTTATATTGGCATAAAAACAAGCTTCCTCTACTGTGCAATCAATAGCGAATGCTTGACGTAATTTATCAAGTGTTTCTTTTGTTAATTTTGTTGGTCTTCCTGCTGGCATATTGTTATTTATTAAACCATTGTAAATTTATCTGATTAGCTATTTGTGCTATCATTACTGGTGGTACTGACATGCCGCATAAATATCCTTTATCTATTCCGTTAAAGTCGTAATCATCTGGAAAGCTTGATAGTCTTGCTATATAGTCTTGAGATATATTAAACGGCTTTTCCCAGTGCCAAATATCACCGCTTGACCCTGCTGTTAGAGTATTTGATGCTTTGCGTGGGTGTAGCTTGACTCTTGAAAACCAACTGCCTTTTTTTACTTTTGCTGCTGACTCTCCAATTTTTACTTTATCCCATACCGCTTTTGCATTCTCTGTTAGTTTATTGCCAAACTTGTTTTTAATATCACTTGTAGCCTCTTTAACTCCTATTTGTTTTTCATTGAACTGTAATTTTAGTTTTGGAAATTTTAAATCTTTGCGACTACATATAATGAATACTCTTTCTCTTTTTTGTGGCAGTCCCATTGATGCACCGTTTAAAAGAAACACTTGTACATTGTATCCTATCATCTCAAACATTTGTTTGATTTGTATTACATAGCCCTTAGCGTTTCCGCTTATCATTCCTTTTACGTTTTCACCTACTACGACTTTTGGCTGTAGTAGTCTTGCAGTTTCTATAAAACTAAAAAATAAATCATCTAACCTTTGCATCGCCTGACCTTCTCTAAATTTCTTTTCTTTCCCCCATGCTTTTTCTCTACTTCCTGCCATTGAAAATGTGCTACATGGGGGGCTTCCATCTAATATGTCAAGATTATACAAACTGTCGTCTACTTCTTTATTTTCTATTTGCTTATTAAAGTCCCTAATATCACATAGATAATAATGTTCTGGTTTGTGATTTTTAATATAAACCCCTGCCATTTGTGGGTCAATATCATTTGCGCCTATAACATTATAGCCTGCTAGTTTATAACCCATTGTTGATCCACCACCGCAAGCAAAGGTTGAAAAAACATTAAGATTGTTTTTTTCTTTTTTGTAGCCATCTTTAATATTCCACCTGTAAGAAAACATAATTAGCTTTTAAATGTAAATCCACACTGCGGACATTCTGCATTTAGATCATCGCCTAAACTATCAACATCTATTTCTTTGTTTTTTTCTGAAAAGTCGTCATCCAAATATATAGAGTTATCAAATCCTGTAAGTCTTACAAGATCATCGCTTAATATTTCTATTTCTTCAATTACCAATTCCATGTCCCAGTCACTCTCATTCAGTTTATTGTCTGCAAGCCTATAAGCTTTGATTTGATCGTCTGTGAGGTCTTCTGCTATTAAACATGGTACTTGATCTAGCTTTAGCAATTTAGACGCTTCTAATCTACCGTGTCCGACTATTACAATGTTGTCTTTGTCTATGACTATTGGTTGTTTGAATCCAAAAGCCTTTATTGAGTCCGCGACTTGTTTAATCTGTTTCTGTGTGTGTATCTTTCCATTCTTCTCATACGGTATAAGCTCACTAGTTTTTTTATTTATTATCTGCATGAGTTCTTTTATGAGCTGTTAATCCTGCTTTTGATTTTGCTACTTTACCACATGTTTCACACACAAATTCAGTAGTTTCTTGCTTGTCGTCTGTTTTTACAACTGTTCCTTTTAGCTTTTGCATTGCTAGTTGTTTTTTGACTCTGATCTTTCCAAGTGATACCTCGTCAGCGTTTGTGTTCTTGAGTAGATTGTCTAATCCTGCTATATAGCATTTTAGTTTTTCGTTTGTCATTTTATATTCTTGTTAATAGTAAAACATTATCTTCATATTTGAACATTTCTTTTTCAATCTCATCGTATGCTTTATTGAAGCCTTCGAATTTTAGTTTTTCACTTTCAATGTCTATCCCTAATTTTTTAGGCTCATCCATATTCATTTTAGATGTGCAGATTGTCATTTTTCCTTTTAACCTTTGTAGTTGCTGATTTAATACACCAAGGTGTAGTTCCATCATGGCAGGTGTTAAAACTCTTGCTGGTCTTTCTTCTTCATTCATAGTTTTTTGTTTATATTATTATATTACTATTGTTTGTTGTTATTGTCTAGTGCTGATGTCTACTGTTTGAGCAGTCATTTTATATTCACATACATCAATTTGTGCAACGATAAATATTACTGCAATCATAAATACTATGAATACTAGACTTAGAAATGTTGATAGTTTTTTCATTTTGTTATTGTTACTGCTTCTATTAGTTCAATGTTTATAACTTCCCCGCCTATGCTTTCTACTGACTTGATGATTGCTGTTTTCATTTTCTCAATATAAGCATCGTCAATGTCTGTAATCGTCTCCAACGAAAACACATGATTAGTTGATATATAATCAATGTTTAGATCAAGGCTAGACATTAGATTACTTAGCTTCATAGCTTCCTTGTTTGGGATTAGCTCTACTTTGTAAGATATTTTATTCATGTTTGTTGTTTAAAGGCTTTACTATATTTGTTTCCCCATGCTTGGCATTCAGATTTTGTCTTGTGAACAGCTCCTATGTAAGCATCTGATAAATAATGGTTGTCAAATCCACCAGGTACTACTGACGGGTGGTTATATACAAAGTTCCAACTAAAACAATTATCTCCCTCTTCTGGAACCCAAGCATTAGCAATTGATTCTCTCCTTAGCACTTCCGTTTCAGCTAATTTTTCTGTCTTGTAGTAGTTTCCGCATTTGTGGCGATTGTCATCATATGACCATATAACATCAACATGTTTTTTAATAACATTTTCATCATCTACGCAAAAATATGTTTCACCTTTTTTAGCCCTCCATCGTTTGTTTTCTGGCTTATACTTTTCTAGTAGTGTTTTATATTCTTCTTCTGTTACTTGTAGTGTTATTGTTTTCATGTTTGTTGTGGGTTAGGCATTGTTTGATCAAAGCTTCTTACTTCTGCGTGCAAACTCTTTGCTTGTCTGCATCTGTAACACGTTTTGTAGCGTGTTCCATTACCATGCTTGCTGTTGTTTGTCTCTCCGCAATCCATACAGCGCCCCTGTGCATGTAGCTTATCCCTTTTAGCTTTAAAATTAGCATAACTGACCTTTGTTTTCTTGATCGTTATGTCGTAGCCTAGGAATTTGAATGAGTGTTTCATAGTTTATATATTTAATGCTTTAACAATTACATCACGAATCCATACAGAGCGTTTTTTATATTCCTTTTCGCATCGTTTATTTATTTTTTCTAACAAATCTTTTTGTAGATAGATATTTATTTGTTGTTTTTCCATATTATATAGCGTTACATATTTTGATAAAATCTGATTCTGATAGTTTAGTTTCTAAAATGTTTAGTGCAGTTTCAAAAACTGATGTTCCTTCTTCTGTTAAAACATTGCTAAAGTCGACAACAATTCCTTTTAGCGCTTCAATTGTGAATGTTTCTAGTTTTGTTTCTAATGTGTTTTTCATATTTCTTTGTTTTATTTATCTTACACATACATAATATCAAATGTTTTATACAAAGTCAATACCTTTTTTATACTTTAAAGCATATCTATAATTTACCTGCATTATTCCAAGCATCAAGCGCTATAATCTCGGCACGCATTTCATTGACTACACTCTCCCATTTTATTTGCTTAACTCCAACAGGGCAACTATGAGCCTTTATAGTCTCGCATAGATGGAAGGTGCTTGAGTAGTTTTCTATCTTCCGTCTTTTATATGATTTGTAGGCTTGTGCTTTTAGTTCTTGTGGTGTTAGTTTTAGTTTCATTTAATTATCGTTATATTTTCTAATTTTCTCATCTTCAATTTCTTTAAATATTGAACTATAAGAGTATGGTCTTTTTTCTGGATCAAGCCCATTAGACAATGCCATTTCCTCTGGTAAATAAACGGGATCTCCAGAGATATCAAATAGCTTTTCTTTTGCAAACTTCATTGCATTGATAATATTGTTTTTATTTCTGTGCATGGCATATTGAAAGTTTAAATCTCTTACTGGTAACCAGCCTTTTTTCTTTGTGTATCTTTTGCCCTTGTCTTGGCTTGATGCGTTTGTAAGCTGATAATATTCAACATTGTCAGATTCAATAATCCACTTTTTACCTTTTAAAACATTTCCTGAAATTCTTGAAAACTCCTGCAATAGCTCTGGTTTTAAATCCCCATAAGTTGTTTTGATCATAATATTGTGTTATAAATTTATATCTAGTGCGCTGGGTATTTCTTTTGGTGTTGGTGGTGATAGATCATCCTTCCAGCGTTCTTGGTTGAGCCATGTAGAGGCGTGAGGTATAAACTTACC